AAACTCCAGGTTGAAGCCCTGTTTGCGAGGGATGCCGCCAGCCAGCAGCGCCCCCTGTTCCTCATCGACGCTCAGCAAGCACCATGTGCCCAGCACTTCGCCGTATCCCGTGGTCAGGGTCAGCGGCTGTAGGCGCCGGCCAATGCTGCGCAACTCACCCAGCTGGCCGATGCCGCCCTTGTGGAGCGGGAAGATGGCCCCCTTGATCGTCAGCTTATCCTCGCCCTGCCCCACAGCCTGCTGTGCAATGGAGCGCGTCAGACGCTCCTGCCCAGCCCACCGGAACGCAGTCTTGCGCGTCAGCTCGTCGAAGGCGGCGGTGTCGAGGTTGAAGTAGTAGGGCTGCAGTTTCGGATCCAGGGGCTGGATGATCAGCAGGTGTGGGAAAGGCGTCACTGCTGCAGCCGCCGGGGTGAGGTCCACGCCCAGCCCACTGCTGGGGAGGACGTTGCTAAGGCTTGGGCTGATCGATCCTGCGATTCGGTTCACCGCCGCACTGGCCTTGCTGGCCTGCTCCTTGAAAGAACCCATGCGCTCCTGCACCTGAGATGCCGCCGATACGACCTGGCTGTACTTCGCCGCCACCTGACCTACGGTCGATTGCGTCACGTTGATGGCGCGCATGGTGCGCTGCAACTTCTCGCCCAATGCCGGACCGATGACCGGCAGGCTCTCCAGCTCTGCCGCTGCGCCGGTCATGTCGCTGACCGCGCCCGTCAACGGACCCAACATACCGTCGAGCGTCGTTCGCCCCGCCACCCCCGCTGCCACCAATGAGGACAGCGAGGATGTCAGTAGCTCCATGTAGGCCATGGCACCTCCTTAGATAATGTGAGCAGCGTCAAACAGCTGAATCGACGCCTGACGGGCCGCCAGTTCGCGCTGGAGGGACTGAAACAGGGCGCGCAGCGGTGCATCCATGTCGCGTACCAGCTGGTACGGGTCCTTTACATCACCCTGCACGGTCACCGGCATGGTCAGCGCAATGGCGAAGCTCTGGTCGACCTTGGCCGGTTCGGCTTTCGTCTTCTCGGCCGGCTTGGCTGCTACTGGGGCTGTTTGCGCCGGCACTGGCGGAGGTGACTCTTTGACCAGTGCGCGCACCACCGCACCAGGTGCTGGGCCTAGCTGCCTATCCTGAGTCGGCGCCTCAGGCGGTGACACCGGCGAAGCCTTCGCCACAGCTGCACCGAGCGGCGGAGCGTCGACCTTCGGCGCCTCCGTGGCTTTGTGCTTGTCTGCGGCAACCTTCTCTGCCGGCGTCTTGGCGACTGCCGCCCCAAGTACCGGCACCTCAACCATCGGGGCTTCCTTGGTCTTGGGCTTTTCCTGGGCAATCTGCTCCGCCGGATCATCGCCGAACAGCTTTTTACCCAGCCAACCACCGATAGACTCTCCACCAAGGCCGCCCAGCACCATGCCAATGGCCCCACCCACAGCGCCGCCAACGGCGGTGCCGAGGATCGGCACGATAGAACCAACCGTCGCGCCGACCGTTGCCCCGTAGGCGCCACCTGCCCAGGCACCGGCCACGCCGCCAGCCAGACCACCGTAGCCCTCTGCCTTCTCATCACGGGTTTCGGCGTTCATCGCAACATCGAGCACCCCTGGCACTGCATCGATCAGCTTGCCACCGGGCACCTTCGACAGTGTCTTGGTCACGCTACGCACGCTGTGCACCGCGCGCGCAACGCCACCTAACTCCCCCGCGATGCTGTTGGTACCAACCAGCGTGGGCATGGCCGGGGCCGACGGCAAATGCACCGGAGGAACCTTTGGTGCAGGCTGAGGAACATGCGGTGCACTGACTGGGGCTACTCGCGGCGGCATAGTTGGAGCGCGCCGGGTATCAGCGAGCGCCCCGGCAAGACGACGGCGACGACGGCGCGCCCGGCGACTGCCAGGCTCACGAGGCCCTGCTTCAGCGACACTCCCGCCAAGCCGGCCAAAGGCATCGGCGTTTACCACAAAGACCCGCTGCGGCTCGCTTCCTAAACTACCCAGCGGGTCATTACTGCCTGGCAGACCGAGTCCTTGGCCCAGCGCGTCCAAGCCCGCGTCAACCAGAGGGTTTCCAGTCTTGGGCACCGGCAACCCGCCCAGCGCGTCCATTTCCTTGCCGCCGCGCCGGGTGCGAGTGCTCCGCCCCCGGGCCACGTTATATGCGCCACGCAAAACCTTGACCCCACCACGGGCGGTCAGCACCGCGCTGACGGCTGCTGCCAGGCCTGCGAGGCCCATGATCACAGCCGGGAACTTGTCCGACAGCGTCGTCATGGCTTGAACAATCGCCGTCAGCCCCTGGGCCACAGCGTCAGTCGCCGGCCGGATGGCATCACCCACACTGCGCATCGAATCGCTCCAGGCCTGGCCGAGCTCCGCCCAGCGCTGCGACGATGTTTCGCGGCGTTCTGCCAGGTTCTTGTCCAGAATCCCTGTCGCGTTCTGCGAGTCGGCCTTCAGCTGGCTGTACAGCCCACGGTTCTGCGCATACGCGGTCAGGGCTGCCTTAACCTGCATGTCAGCGAACAGATCGCCAGTGCGCAGGGTCTTCTCCAAGGCCTCCAGTGCTGCTTTGGCTTTCTCCGGGTCGACTTCCTTGTCGATGTTGGCCTGGGCATCCTTCATCTTTTTGGCCTTCGCCGGGTCGGTCGCCTCGACGTACTTCATGGCCAAGGCCATGGACGACTCGATCACGTTCATGCCCTTCTGCAGGCCAGTGTTCAGGGAGGCCTGGTAGTCGATGCCCACATCCTTATAAGCCTTGACCACATCACCGGAGCCGATCTTCTCCATCCAGTTCTTGAAGTTGTTCGCTGCCTCGTCCGAGCTGCCGGCGGTCTTCATCTGCACCTGCAGCATTGCGCCCAAGGACGAGACCGAAGCCATGCCAGTGATGCCATTCTTCTCCATTCCTGCGAGCAGCTGCGGGAACCACTTGGCCATGTCGCTGGCTTCGAAGCTTCCCGCCTGGCCCTGATACGCGATGGCTTCCAGTGCCTGCTCCATCACCTTGGGATCGGCGATCTTGGCGTTCTGCTGCAGCGCCATGATCATGCTGGCCGTGTCGACGCCTGAGGCCCCCTGCCCAATGGCGAACTTGGCCGCCGTCGGTGCGTAGGCCATCGCCTTGTCCAACTCCATGCCGGCGCCGACCAGCTGGTTGATCAGGTCGGCCACCTCGTTACGGCCCATGCCCGTGTCCTTCGCCGTCTGGATCACCGTGCGGCTGAGCTGCACTTCCTCAGGCTTGTTGACTGCATCGGCCTTGATCGCGATGTCGCGGATGATCGCCTGGTAGTCCGCGCTGATCTTGGTCGGGATGGCGGTCAGGCCCACCCCTGCGGCAGCGGCCCCCACGTTGGTCTTCAATGACGACTTGCCGGCATTGATCTGTTGATGCCCTTTCAGCTGCAGGTCGGCACTCTTTGCATCCCGCGCCAACCGCTGATACTCGCGGCTGAGCCGGCCGACCTCGACGCCCTGCTTGCGCAGCGACTCCAAGTTGCCGTTGAGCTTGCGCAGCAGCTTGTCGGCACCGGCAGCACCGGTATCGTGCGCCCGCTTCCATTCGGCCTGCAGCTTGATGGTGTCGCCAATGGTGCCCTTGAGCACCTTGGCTTTGTTGCTCGTCTGCTCAAGCTTCTGGATACGTCCCTGGACGTCCTTGAACGCGGCACCGACCGACCCCGCGACAGACCCTCCAATCTCCAAGGCTAACTTCATCTTTGCCATCAGCTACCCCCTGCTCAGTCGGCGAGCCACCAGAGCATGTCCGCGAAGGACATGCCGGATATCTCAGCGGCCGAGAAATTCAGCTCTGCGGCCAGCCGTCTGGCCAGCCGCTTCTGCTTGTCAGCATCAAACGTCGTCGTCTTGCACCAGGCGAAAGTAACCCGTCTGCAGGCGGCTGTAGTCTTTCAGGGCCAGGCCTTCCAGATCCTTGACGCCGACTTCAGCAAGCGAAGCGAACAGGTTGAGTTCGCGCTGCTCGTCATCCTCGCCAGCGCCCTGCTGGGCAGCACGGATGTCCCGCACGGTGGGCGAACGCAAGCTGACGGCATCAACCTGCACGCCATTCATTTCGGAAGGTTTGCTCAGGGTGATGGTGACGCGGTCAGCAGACACGTTCAGCCAAGCGGGAATGGATTTCTTGATAGCCATTGGGTATGTCCTTGAGTTTTGAGGGGGTTACAGACCGAGCGCTGTGCGCTGCGCGGCCAGCTGGTCGACACCGTCGATGACACGCTTCATGCCCAAGGCATCGATCTCGTAAACCGTGCGCCCGTCGACCTCGAGCTTGTAGTAGGTCAGGCTGACGTTGTGCTTGATCTCAGCCTTGTCGCCGGCCTTCCAGTCGCCCATGTCGACTTCTTTCAAGCTGCCACGCAGGGTGACTACCACCGGGTTGATCTTGCCCTTGAGCCCCTTGAAGGCGCCCCGGAACGTGCCGTTGAACGCGGTACCGTCGGCCAGGCCGAAGAACTTCAGGGATTCGCGGCGCACGCCGGTGGTAGTGAAGGCGGCCTCTTGCTTCTCCATGCCTTGGTCCATTTCCACCGGCATGTCCATCCCGCCCGGGCGATGCTCCTCCATCTTGAGGGTGAGCTTAGGCAGGGTCAGGCTGGGTACGTCGCCCTGGAAACTGATGCCGTCGACGAACAGGTTCAGGTTGGCCAGGGTTTCAGGAATCATTGCCATGTGAAGCGCTCCTTATGCGGCCGAGTCGAGGACTTCGGTCAGCCATTGATTGGTGATCTCGACGCGGAAATTCGGGTTCTCGGCCGGCGGCACATCGGTGAAACGAATGTTCCAATACACCTTGCCCTGCTCCAGCTGGCTGGCGGTGTTCAGCTCGGTGTCGGCGTACACCTCAAAATTGATGATCGCGCCCTGATTCTTGAGGTCGCGCATGAACGCCTGCAGACCCTCGGTCACGTCCTTGACATAGGTCGCGGTGATCGAGCGGTCTACCGCCCACTTGTGGCCGTACAGAATCGCGTCCATGACGATATCCATGGTGCGCACGCGGGTGACGAAGGCCCATTTCGGATCGCTCGACAGCGTGCGGTTGCCCCACAGGCGGTAGCCGTCATCGCGAATGATGGTGGTGATGTTGGTGTTGTTCAGCAGGTTGGCCCGGCAGGTGTCGTCGCCATCCAGGAACTCCACCGAGCGGGTGGTACCGGTGATGCCGACGAACTCCTTGTTCGACGGCGAGGCCCAGAAGCCGTATTCGTTATCGGTCCAGGCGAACAGGCCGGCCACCCAGGCCGACGCCGGGGCATCCACGGTCGCCTCGGCGTCGGTGTCCCAGTATTTGACGCCAGGGTCGACCATGAACGCGCGCTTGGCGCCGAACTCGGCGGCGTAGGCCATCGCTGCCTCATCGGTGGTACCGGGGCCGTCGATGATGGCGATGCCGCGCAGCTTGTCGGCCAGCGCCACCAGGGCGGTGCCGACAGCCTGGGTCGCGCTGTGCTTGGGGGTCACCAACAGCCGCGGCTGGGCGTTGTAGCGGCTTTTGCCGTCCAGCAGCGCCTGCAGGCCGGTACGGGTGCCATCGGCCAGCACGCCGCCGATAATCGCCGAGGTCTGCGCGGCCGCGTCCTCGACCTTGGCTACGCCGCAGGCGACGATCACCGCCTTGGCGCGGGTGTAGATCGCCCGGCAGGCCTTGGTGATCGCCGAGTTGGCACCGAACGCGGCCACCGCCTCGCGCTCGCTGGTGATCAGTACCAGGTCGTTGGCCTTGGCGGTCGGCGTACCGTCCGCACCGGGGCCAGGGGTGAAGGTGTCGACCAGGCCAATGATCGAGGACGACGGCAGGGCAATGCTGCGCGCGCCGGTGTCGACGTTCGTTACGGTAACGCCGTGAAAG